TACCACATCTCATCATTGATAACTATAATCCGACAAATGGTCGTCTTGACTTAGTACTGGACGCACCGTGGATGTCAGCAAAGTTTATCGCACTTCAAACAAATCTTCTTCATATGATTGGCAACAACCAGATGAACTGGTTTGGTGTAAATCAATATTCAACTGAAGAGTTACAGCGATTTTTTCAGCCTATGGTGGATAATAGTATCTTACACCTCTACTGCCCAACACTTCTCCAAGATAAGCGCAAAGGATCGGGCGCCATTCGCATATGGAAGGAGGGTGCCTGGATGGAAGGAGTACGACCGGGACTTTTAGTTAAGGGTGAAAAGATTCGTGTTGCCTTACAAATCCAGGGAATGAGTCTTCAACTCGGAAATATGGATTTTAACTGGACAGGACGCTCACGTCTTCAACACCGTGTTCTTGCTATTCTTATTCAACCGCCAAAAATACCTGAATGTCTTATTCAGGAATCTCATGAGACTTGCTGAATAACCGAAGCGCTGAGAGAAATGATTGAGAGTTCAAGATTTAGGAATAACATGAAGATTACAAGAGGTACAAGTGCTCCAGGATTTGTACGGAGCCAGAGATAGGTGAAAATACCTGTCATTACGATGATCGCACTCGTGGTCGCCGCAATGATTGTCATCTGCTTTTGAACATCGGCTAGATTGTCCTTATTTCCTATCATTTGGGAAATGGAATAGCCAACCCCTGCGAGTCCAGCGAGAACTATGACTAAAAGTATAAGGGGGATGTTTTGTTGCCAGCTCATCCTTCTATTAAGGTGTTGGACTTGGTGGACCTGGCGGGCTTTTCACTTTAGGTAAAATCCAGATTGGACCTGATTCAGTCTGATTTGCTGAAAGGCTGAAGATAACAAACATACAGAAAACTAAGCATATCAGTAAAAGCGGTGTAAAAATATACCTCCAGAATCGTGTTAGATCATACTTTTTTGGCTGTGTCTTCTTCGTCGCCATTCTAACTTGCCAACGGGTAAAGATTCAGCTTCTTCAGTAGGATGGTGGGAAGAAAGACACGCCGCAAAAATAAAAAGATCGGTGACTTTGCGCCGGGACCGTACCAATGTAGACCTCGTGTAGGGAGTGTTCGCCCGGTTGGAGGTTGCTTACCCCAACACGAACTTGAAAAGATAGCTAAAAAAGTTCTGGGTAGCGGTGTCATAGGTGGTGGAGCAAATGCGGTTAGAAATGCTGTCGCGGTAAAAATCAATACAGATCCATCAAAAGAGTTCTCATTCATAGAGAATCTTCCCATTGAGCAAAGTGAAAAGGAACGACTTCAGAAAGAGTATTTACGTCCTAAGCAACCAGACTCATGGAAATCGGATAATGATAAATGGCTTGATAGTATTAACATCAACGATGTGATGTCGCAATATGATCAAGATATACCCGATTTTAAGTTTCTTGGTCCTTATCCGATTGATTTCGCAGCGCCTGACCCGTACAACTCATCATCTAAGAAATGTCTCATTAGTGAAATCTGTAAACTGGATTTACCGGCATTACGTGCGGCTGGAAAGAAACGGATAGGAATCATCTACAATCTTGATCCGCATAACAAAAGTGGAAGCCATTGGGTTGCCACATACATTGATCTAAATAAGAATCATTGCTACTACTTTGATTCGTATGGTATGGAAGTTCCCGACCAAATCAATAAGTTTATGCAGTGGTTAACACTTCAAGAACCAAAGATGAAACTTGCGTACAACGCTCGTCGTTTTCAACTGAAAGGGTCTGAATGTGGGATGTATAGTATGTATTTCATTATTCGGATGTTGATGGGTGAGCCGTTTAGACATTTTTGTCGTCGTGCTCCTCGTGATGATGTAATGCTTCATTTACGTGGTTGGCTCTTTTCAACTTAAGGGTTTATCCGGGTATTGCCTGGTTTATCCGGGTATTGCCTGGTTTATCCGGGTATTGCCTGGTTTATCCGGGTATTTCTTCAAAGGATAAATCGTAAGGCGATGTAGATATGTCAGGACAGGCACAAGTCCGAGAGGCGTTTTTTAGTGATAAAAACGAACAAATGTTGGATAAGCTTCTGTATAGTGACGTCCAGCGTCGTACAGGAAGCAGCTTAGACGATCGTCAGAAGCAGCGCCTTGTAAAGACTGTTAAGCACTATATGTCCGAGGTGTATCGTATTAATGGTACCACAACAACCAACATTCAGTATCTGAATAAGGAGGTTCTGACTGCCGTTGTTCCGGATTATATGGGTTACCTTCGTCGTCAGACCGAGGAGGAAACCTCTTCTGTGTCCGCAGTCGAAGTGATTAACTCCACGGATCCCCTCCGGACTGATACAGGTACACGATTCGCACTCATGCAGGAGTCCCGCCAGGAAGTCAAGGCAAAGCCCCCTACACCTCCTGATTTCCGCATTCCGCTGGAAGATGAAAGTCGATCGGCAATTGAGATCTTTGAACAAGTGAAGAAGATACGTGAGGCTGAAGCAGCCCGCGATGCCGCAGCACTTGATACACAACAGAAAATGGCTGCGACAATGCCTGCGCCTGGCCAGATGCGATCAATGGAAGCCGGTCCTGCCCCTCGTCCTCGTATCCTAGAAAACGAGATTCCGCAGAATACGGTTCCGGATATGCGAGCTGTTCTCTTTGGACAGGGTGGACAGACAAACGCCGTTACACCGTATCGTCGTGAACTCAATGGGCTAAACGATGCGAATCCTACATTGGTTGTACCACAGACTCGTTCAACAGCACCTGTACTACCTCAAGACTTCGTTCAAAAGCAAGATGACGTCATTAACTATAAGGAAAATGAATATAATCTCCACTGCTACAGTGCGGATCGTGATTGGACGGTTAATACGGGTGAAAGTCGCTACAACTTCAGCGTTAACTTCAATGCTGGAAATGTAACAACAAATAACGGTATTCGCCCCAACACCTCTACACAGATCAAGTTCCGTAATATTGTACGCATTGAGCTCGTGAAGGCACTCATTCCTGTAGAAGGTGTGGATACACTGATTGATCGTGCTGGTACGAGTGGCTTTCAAACAATTATTAATACAAATGCTCTCAGTTTCCCGTATCTGATGGTACGTATTCCTGAACTCGAGACAAATAACATCGGAACAAACTTTGGTATCGACCGTTCCTTTGGTCTCCTCCAATACGATGCGAACTGGATCACTGATAACACAAACGTGACGCAGCGGGGTGGATTCCTCGGTATGATACCGAAGTTCCTGAAATGCCAGAAGGTATATCACCCTACGCCGTTATCCACCCTACAGAAACTCTCAATCCAGATTCAGCGTCCCGATGGAAATCTACTGAGCCCTACACTCGATACACTGGATATTTCAGGATTTGTGCTGAGTAATAGTATATCATCAAGTACTCCCATCACACTCTATCATGTAAATGGTGCTTCTGCTGGTCTAAGTCAATATATCTGGATTCAGACAACTCAATGGTTTAGCACTTTTATGTTTAATCAAGGCGATCGTATACAACTAAAGAATCTTGTTTTTACTCAAGCGGTGATGGCAGGAGCAAGCGCGGCCGCTGCGACCGACTTTATAAACTATATGACAGATTCAGCCGGCCTTCTTGTTGTGAATATTGGATATTATAATACAACAAGTTCTCAGTATGCGACGGGTGTAAACTCTGTAGGATATGCGAACTATATCATTGTAGAAGCTCGTTATAATGACCCAACAAAGGGCTATACAACAGTATCTCCGTTTGCGGGTCTCGCAAATAATAACCTAGCAGCTGTATTCTATACAAGTGGAGGGGCACCAAATGCGACTGTTTCATCAGGGCGCCTCATCAATCTCAGCCACCAGCTACAAGTGGTTTTCCGTGTAATTACACGCGATATGGACTCTTCGAGCCGTCTCCGAGCCGATAATCTGAACTAGTTGTAGTATGGACCCGGGTCTTATTACATTAGGCGCACTCGTAGTGGGTGCTTCCGCCTTGCTTCGTGTCTTTAAAAAACAAACGCAGGAAGGTTATGATGTTGTTCCTACAAACGGCTATCCTGCCGTTGCCGCCAAGGGACAACAACTGTATAATAAGTTAACACTCGCATCTGATCCTCGCAAAGTGGTTGAACGTGTGAGCAAGTTACCTGAAGATCAACAAGCGGCGCGTGCGAATGCGATCAATCTAGCAACTGCCCGAACAAAGGTTCAAGAATCGTTCGTTAGCCAGATAGTGAATGAACCGACAAGCACACCTGCTCTTCAATCAAGTTCATCTGATATTATGGTTCGTTCAGCCTACTGTCAAAACAGGTCAATCGATGGAAGTCAGTTTAATGACTCGAAGTTTGCTGCTGACTGTGGTGTATGCTTATCCTCAGGTACACTGAATAGTGGTATTCCCTTTACCGGTGCAAAAGGTCTCTTTATTGATCCGTCTACACGTGAACAAGCGTATGCTACAAAGGAAGCAAATGATGATCCTTATACAAATGCGAAGCCTACGACGGGTACCTGTGTAGGTGCGACTGGTGGTGTAGGTAATCAATATACGTACGCGCTTGATAAAAACGAATATGATAACTATACATCCCGCATTAAGTGTCAGCATGATAAGAATCTTGATGGAACATGTGGCATGTGTATTCAGGATGGCTCCTTTACCTATGTAGGAGATACAAGTCAACTACCCCTACAAACAATAACCTTCTATGTGGGTGGAAGAGGTACTCTAACAGCGACAATGGGTGGACAACAAGTACAGTTTGCGCCTGCTGTAGGTGATGGAGCACCTGTAACTACACTTATCCTCAGTGCGACAGCCACCGCTTTCCAGGCAGTTGTTGCTGAAGGTGCTCTAATGAGTTTTAATATTGCGCAGCCGAACTCTCAAACACCGTGGGTTCCCGCTGAGTTCTATGGAGTTCTAGAAGCACCCTCTACTACAGGTGGTGTTACACAGATTCCGCTGGAAAAACTGCTCCTTACAGACGATCAAATGGGTGGAAAACCGCGCCGCGGCCGCAAGTTCCCTGTGATAAAGAGTCCTGCTGGTGAGATATCCTGTGCTCAACTCGTTTCAGGTTATTCAAAGCCGAGCATGATGCTCACAGGTATAATGCCATTCCTGTTTGCCTCATCTTTTCCGTTTGACGGCATAGACTGTAAGGGGTCGATTCTCCAAAGTAAATCTGCGTCAGCGGCCGAATATGCGGGTGATCCGTGCTACAAACCTGGAGGGCAAGGCCCTGGTAACTGGAGTGCTGCGTGCCTTCAGGATAGAATTCTCAATGCTGGCTGTACAACTAATGGTACACTGTATAAATCACCTCCAACAGACTCACAGAGCACGATTGGTAGTCTCCAACAGGAGTTTGAGGCCCTCGCATCCAAGCAGTATAGCGATAATGATTCATCAATAAAGTGTAATGGAAAGAAAATCAGTACACCGTGCGACAGCTGGATCAACTACGATGTAAATAACTCACCTGATATTTCACCGCAGTGTATCAACTATCTATATTACAATGGTGGTGCCGAAGTTCAAGCGATTGGACCTACCTATACTGGCCCCGTTAATACCTACTACAGTCTTGATGGCAATCGTAAGAAGATTCATTGTTTACCTGGTGCTGCCTATGATCCAATGAGACACCCTGATCTAGTTGAGAAGCTTCAGCAAGATAGTCGCACAGGCGCAGGTACAGGACAGATTGGTATTCCGTATGTACAGCAATTTTTCAATAAAGCATTTCAACGTGCTACGAATACAGGGCTCAACGCTAATCTCCCGGATGCGCAAGGAGGTCGTAGCGACAGTATCGCACAGTGTTTTGCGACCCTTACAAAGATCCCGCAAGCTCAAACAACAGGCGGATCATCGTCTACCGTTGGTCAGTATGTTCGTGTTCGGTATCCTCCTGGCCGTGTTGACTATATACAGATTGCGCAAATTGCGGTGTATGATAACAACGGAAATAATATTGCGCAAGGAAAACCGGCAACTGCTCGCACACAATACATACAAGGAGTATCTAGCCCTTCAAATGCTGTAGATGGTGTTTTATCAGCGCGTGGCCCAGCGGAGCGTGCGGGTATGCTTTATACCTCACAAGCTAGTTATGGTGACTATTGGATGGTCAATCTAGGCTCAATGGTACCCATTCAGAAGATTGTATATTATAATCGTTCCGATGGCTCTAGTCAAAGAAGTGAGGGTATGCTTGTCGAAATACTTGATTCAAATCAACAGATTGTATGGAGTCAACCTCTCAAGGGATATGCCCTCAGTCAAATCCTAATGACAAATACGAAACCGTTTAATATTTAGAGAACTTAGAAGAAGGAATGTTCGCCAGCCTTCACGAGGCCTATACAAACACACCATCGGATACGGTGGCAGAGTTGAACTCAAATATTACACGCTACGGCACAACGGAGAAAAACTTCGTTACTTTTAACACAGCAGGCAACTATAACTTTACCAACTCTGGACTACAGGCCCAGAAGATGAAGGCGGTAAATGCGCCTTTGTTAAATGCCCTTAGTAATATTAAAACAACGGAGAGGTTCATAGGGACGGGTGCTACGATTGCTGCTATTGTACAGGGTGTTCCCGATAATCTAGGTGCTGAACTTGCTGCGTGTCGCCAGTATGAGGGTATGAATGGGCTTTCTAAACTCATAGGGATGAAACAGACAGGTGAATCCCGTTGCGGATGGCGCTACCAGAAAGGTACAGGACCTATCCCTACAGTGTCCCAAGCCGCCTACGGGACTCGTGGTGGCCCGCTGGACCCCTCCAATCCTCAGCAAGATACTGTAGGTAATGGTGTAAAGTGGTTCTGGAATCTTGCGGATGCGCAACGTCAGATGACTAATGATACATGTGCTGCTGCGACGTCATGTCTTGATATGACTGCTGTTCCTGTTTCAGCTGCTGGCGACTTCAGCAATCTGTGTGGCTATTGTACAACAAGTCAGAAGGTGATCCCTGTTGAAAAGAAGGGTGGTAAGCTTGTTGCTCGCTACAACCAGGTTGGGCAGCAATGCGCATCTGCGAATATTATCAGCGTTGCCGATGCTGCTACAAAGTGCCCTGCGCCGGATCCGAATGCTCCGCCGTCACAGTCACAGCCATATTGGAAGTGCTTCAGCAACCCGCTAGATCGTGATTGCGTGACGCTGAGCGCCTTATACGCAGGCTGTAGCCCTCAAGGTACATTGGTCAGCGCACTGAACGCAGGAAATGATCCAAAGGATTTTGCCAGTCAACTCCGTAACAAGAATTCATTTAAGACATACCAGAGCCTTGCGCAGCCTGTTCTTAATAATGATATGTTAACAAGCGGAAACACAACCTTATTCGCAGCTTTCTTCAACAACTATAATGTGAATCGCAATATGTACAATCAGCAGAATGAGAAACTCCGTGTAGCGGCAACGGATCTCTGTCGCCAGGCGGGTCTCTATGATTCCTATAACTTCTGTAGTGATTTGACGGATCAGACAACAGACTACGCAGTCTCCTGTATGCAGCAAATCTTCCTACAGATGGGTGGAACTGCCAATGGAACTGCGTATCCGAACGCGAAACCGGCTCAGGGAACCACATGGGGTGCGTACAAGGCGTCTATCCAGGAACTCATTACAAAGAGCCAATCACAGGATGCGACCGTTCAGCGTGCTG